TGTCAAAGTAACATCTAAGTTACACCCAGAGCCAGAATCATTAGATACTAATATTGATTTTACCAAAGCAACGTTTGCAGTTGGTGTTGTATACAACGTTGTGTTGTCAGTTGTTGTTAAATCTACCTTTGCGTTTACGAAACTATTTGCCATTAATTTAAAAAGAAGTTTTGAGCGTCTACTTCATCCTTTAGTTCTTGTTGATATGTTGTATTTAATTTTTGTATCACACTATCAAGATCTCTTACCTGCGCATCAGCAACATCTTGACGATACTCTCTAGCGGGTCTTGTTAATATTTGAACTATCTTTGCCATTATCTTCTACCATCCGGTTGTATGTCTAATCTAAATCCACCTAACTTCCAATTCTGTGAAGCAGCTGTATTTGCTATTTTTAAAGATACTGCTCTAGCTCTGGCTCTCGTGTCTACCTTTGTTGTTGATGATGTTACAGTAAAAGGACCGAGTGATGAACTTGCTTGTGAGTCGTTAGAGTAGTTTCTTAATTGTAAGGTAATCTGTGTATTACCTGTTTGAGAAACAAAGTCTGGTATGAATCTTCTTATCTTTGCAAAAAATTCACCGTCACCACCTTGACTAATATCAAAATCTCCAGATTCAATATTAGAAGTTATTGCAGTTGTTGCAGTGGATGTTACTTGATCTGTGCCTGTTTCATGCTCGTAGTATATGGTGCAACCGTCTGTGTTACCAACAATATCATAAGAGGCGTTGGAACTAGCATCATAATCTGTAGCGTGTGGTTTACCAAATACAGCAGAGTCTTGCCATGTTGTTCTATCTAAAGTGCTGGTTGTCCAAACAGGTCTTTGAGGTGTAGATTCAATGTAGTTATAAGTTACACATTTATTTATTACAGTTGATCCTGAAGAACAATAAAACCAATTAATCTCACCAAACAAGTTATTTATTCCAGCGTTAATAAGTTGATTGGCTGTTGTGTTTAAATCATTAAATACAAAGTCTTCTACTAAACATGGTAGTGATTGTAGTGCACCAGCATATTTAAAGAAACCATTTTCTGAAAACCAATACGCAGCACCATCTACTTCTACCGCAGCATTTTGCCCAATCAAACCACAGTTAGTTCCTACCTGCGCAAAACCAAAAGTAAAAGGTGGACCGATAAATCTTTGTGTAAATAAAGCAGTGTCAGTCCAAACATAAATCGCATCACGACCTCTAACTGCTCCCATAATTCTAGAACCGTCCGCAAGTCTTTGTGTACCAGCAGTGTTAGTTGCCGTAGGTGTGTAAGTGTTAATATCTTCTTGGTTAGAGAATCTAATAAACATCTGATCTTGAGTGCTAGGTGTTCCTATTGTAGTTTCTGTTCCAAAAAATACTAAGTGTCTATCTGGTGTAGATACAATCATATCTCTTGATGCCGTTGGTGCACCAGATATAATCGTTGCTCTTGTTGCCGTAGCATTTGATAAATCTGCGTTCCATTCAAAAACTTGTGCGTTGTGAATTAATGCAATAATTTTATTACCAAAATTATCAATAGACCAAAGTCCTGGATCAATAACTAAGTCACCAGAAGCTGTTTCACCCCAAGCCACAAAATCAGAAACATTTGTAATTGTTGCACCGTCTGAGTGAGATGCTGCTGTAGTGCCTCTCGTTCCTCGCGTCACGCCTGTTAGCGTATTACCAGAGATCCCAGTGTAAGAAATGTCTTCAGTTCCTATTCTTATAAAGTTTGTTCCTGATGATGGAAAGTTAACAACGCTTGTTAAAACTACAGTTGTTGTAGAATCATTAATCGCTCCGTTAAGTGTGGTTGTCAATGGGTTACTCGCTTCACCACCCCAAGAAGATAAGCCCCAACCAAATCCAGGTAGCTGTTCAGCTGGTCCGACAGAATAATAAGATTGCACTCTAATACCTCCTGATGTGGTAGCACCTGATCCACTTTCTGCAGATGGCATTGTAATTGTTAAAGTTAAGTTTGTTGGTGTTGAAGTCACCATAAATTTTTTATCATCAAAATCAGAAGCACTATAATTAGATCCTGTGATAGTGGTAAAGTTGTCTAATAATATTATGTCTCCAGGTGCAAGACTGTGACCAGAAGAAAAAGTTATAGTTACAGATGTAGATCCGTTTGTCGTGCTAAAAGCATTTGTTAGAGTAGTTGTAGATTCAATAGGATGTATATCGTAAAAGACACCTCCTGAGTAAGCGTACAAAATTCTGTTAGTTCCTATGATAGAGTATTTTACTCCACTACTATTAACTATATGATGCATAGCTCTAGCAGCCCCAGTAAGTTTGTTAGTTCCTAACTGCTCCCATCCACCTATTTTTTCAGGAGTGCCATATCTAAATCTAACGTTATCACCATCTACCCACTGACCTTCTGCTTGAGTGTCTGTAATCTGTTTGTTGAAGCCTGGTAAGAACTGTACTTTTTGTAATGCCATAATATACCATTATACTACTTTTTGGCCATAAATATAGTCCATTCTAAATCAGAGATCAAATCATTTACATAGACCTCTGTCTTATTCTCTCTTCTAATATACTCATGAAGTTCTTCTAAATCTAGAATTATCCAATCTTTTTCACGTTCAATAACCATTTTTTCAGCCCTAGTATTTAAACGTCCGCTTTGAGCTGGAGTGCCATCTGGCATTTCAAACATCTCTCTGACATCAAATCTATAGAAAGCATTTTTACCTTTTAAAATACCAGCTATGTTCCATGTTGTTTCTTTCTTTGGGTATTCAATGGCTGTTAAATATTTAGAAAATTTTTTAACTATACTCATCTCATTTTTGGACCATTAAAAAATATAGTTAAAGTATTTCTCTCTCCTTTTGTTACTGGTGCAACTCTGTGATTAACATAAGATTTTGCAATAATTAAATTACCAGGTTTTAATTCAGACACTAGTCTCTCGCCACCTTGAAAAATGTAGAACTCCCCACCTTCATACTTATCAGAGATATCTATTGTAACACTTAACTTACAATCAAATAAATGACTATTTGATGCATCGCTGTGCCATCCACATGAATCACCTTCTTTGTAAGTATTTAAGATACAAGAGTCATTGTCTAATTTTTCTATAATATAACCAAACTCTCTCCTATTTATATCTTTTATATAATCAGGAACATCGCCTAAATATTTTTTAATATTTTTATATCGTATTGATACGGTATGTGTATTTTTTATAACATTACCTTGTAGATCTTTAGGCTTATCTTTTTTAGATTCTACCCCATCATGATTTTTTTTAATATATGTAACTAGCCTTTTACATTGTGCTTTATTAAAAACATTATCTAGATACCAATAAGACAGGTTTTCCATTTAAAAATAATTAAAGTTAATATTTATTCTAGCTTTTGCATTTGTGCATGATGTAGATCTGTGTGGTTTGTGTCCATCAAATAGTAGTAGTCTATTTTCAATAGAGTCTATCTTTTTTCCATCTTCTAATATTGTACTGCCGTTGTTTGTATTAATATAAAAAATAGCTGCTTTTGATGGATAAGATACATCAACATGTGATTTGTGTGTTTCTATTTTTTTAGTACGGGGATATAAATTTCCTTTAATTCGTATAGGTGCTCTAAGACCTAGTCTAGCTACGATTGGTTTAACAGCGTTATAGAAACTACTATAACCTACAGCAGTGTTAAAAAATACGTGAGTAAAATAACAGTCCTTATCTTTTTTAGTGTGAAACTCATTAATAAATTCTTGGTAGTACCAAGGAAAGTCTGGTCCTCCTACTATCTCTTTTATTAAGGCAAATTTTTCTGGCTCTAAAAAATTATCAATTACTTTAGTCATACTTTCAAATCAAAACTAATAATTCGTTTATGTTTACTAATAGGATTAGGGCGACTCATGTGTTCCACAAAACTAGGAAAAACAACTATACTTCCTTCTTTAACTTCAGGAGTTTCAAATTTTCCTACATCATTAACATCATTCCAGGGTTGAAAATATACAGTGGAAGGATGATTATTATCGTAACGTAAATATAGAATTGCTGAATAACCTTTTGAGCCGTGGTTATGAGGAACGTGATAGTCTCCTTTTTTATAACTGACAGACCATACATCTGTTAGAACTAAGTTAGATTCCAAACTTTGGCACATATATTCAAATTCTTTTTTAAAAATTTCGTTAAAAGTATGCATAAAAGAAATATCTATTTCACCTCTATTAGTAAAGAAAGGACCATTTAAACGATGTTCAG